ACAGTAAAAAAAGATTTCGTGTAGTATTAATGGGCAGACGCTCAGGCAAGTCCTGGAGCGCAGCGCATGAGATATTACCGTGGTTATTGACACCAAACACACGCGGTTGGATTGTAGGGCCTAATTATAGTTTAGCTAATAAGATTGCACGCGAAGTCAAACGCGTAGTGATGACTCAACTAAAGTTACCGATTCTATCTAAGAAAGAAATCTCTGGAGATCTCTATTATATGAAACTTGCTGGACTCAACAGCGAACTTAGTGTCAAGTCAGCGGAAAACGCAGATTCACTCATAGGAGATGGTTGACCGAAAGGTCAATCATAATACTCTGGCGTAGATTACCTTTGCATTGATGAAGCCGCACTCATCCCACGTAGTACATTTGAGATGTATTTAAGACCTACACTTGCAGATCGGCAAGGTTGGTGCTTGTTTACAAGTACACCTAGAGGTTTTAATTATTTACACAAGCTCTACGAATATGGGCAGAGTAAAGACCATCCAGATTGGGAATCCTGGACGTTTCCATCAACACTAAGTCCATATTTTAAAGATGACATAGAAGAATTAAAACGCACACTTACAAAAGAAACTTTTCTCCAGGAAATAATGTGCAGTTTTCAAAGCTACAGTGGAAAAGTGTTTCCTATGGACAGAAACATCCACGTAAGTGACGCTGTGCAATACGATCCAAAGCTACCAGTGTATGTTGGTTTAGATTTTGGCTATCGACACAGCGCAGCAGTGATTGTCCAATTACACAACCGAACAAACAACTTCGCAGACGTACACCAAATCGATGAAATCTCACTAAAGAATATTAAGACAGACGATTTTGCAAAAGCGCTCAAGAAACTACCATACGAATACACTGGTATATGGGGAGATCCAGCTGGAAGTGGTACAAATCTACAGTCAGGAATCAGTGATATAGCTGTATTTAAAAAACACGGTCTACGTGTCAATATAAGACGTGATGCCATCACACGAAATGTAGTCTCTGGTGTCTCACACGTGAGACGCTGGTTTGAAGATGCAAATGGAGATCCACACATATTTATAAATCCAAAGTGTAAAGATAGTATTCAAGCTTATGAGAATTATCACTATCCAGAACACAAGGAAAACCGCGCACTGCGTCACGAACCATTGAAAGATGGCAAGTTTGACCACCACTGCGACAGTCTAAGATTTTTATTAACCAACTTATTTCCGATGCGCAGTAGAACGGCTGGTGTCATCGATTACTTGTAATTATAGTATGCTTACTATTCCAGATTTAAGTCAGGGCGCAATTCACAATGCCTTAAAGAGTCAATTGCGTTATATAGAGGATGAGCGTGTTAAAGAACGAGATTATTTAATGGATTGGTACGAAGGTATCAATATCCATCAATATGTCTCAAAATATTTCGGTAAAGAAACACTTCGTCAGACTGTAACGCCACAAAATAACCTCACTAGGCGTGTGTGTAGTATTCGCTCAATGACATATAAACGTCCACCGCGTATGCGTGTAAATGCGACGTATATGAAGTACATTGATAAGTATAGTCTTAACGCACAACGCAGAATGCTAGAGCGTCTTACATTTTTATTAGGCAATATGGCATTTCGTAGTGTCTGGAACGAAGAGACTCAAAAAATAGAGTATGAAATACTTTCTCACTTTGAGCCATTATTTTTAGCTGGTAACTCTAGAGATAAACCAGTTGGTGTATGTTATCCAATCGAGTACCAGGGTAACTCAAGAATGGACACACCACTTCACGCAGTGTGGACAAAAGAATCGCACTATTTATTAGATGATCATGGAAATAAAATTTCAGTCAATGATGGAGATATTAATCCATACGGCATATTACCAGTAACCTTCTCGCATCGTTATCCACCTATAAGAGATTATGAGGTTGGAAATGCAATTGATGTCGCACAAACAGATTTAGCGGTAAACGTAGCTCTCCTGGAATTAGAAATTGCAATACGTTACGGTGCAATGGGAATCAAATTTGTTAGCGGAGTCGATGACGCATCACGTATTTCAATTGGTACAGACAAAATATTATACTTACCTGAAGGTGCAAACTTTGGCGTGACCAACGCTGGTGGCTCATTAACAGAGATTATAGATGCCACAAGATTCTTAGTGGAAACCACATTAAATAACAACCATATACGCGCTAAGTATGCTAGAGATGATTCTGGAAACGCTCCAAGTGCCGCATCACTGAGTATTATTGAGATGGAGAATATGGATGAGCGTTCTGCTATGACTGAGGATACTTGGAGACCGTGGGAACATCGTAGATATGAGGTAGATAAAGCGATTATACAAACCGAAGCCAATATTAATGTAGGCGATGATTATAGTATTGATTTCTTAGAGCCTAATTATGCATTAACACCAGAATCTGAGATCATGCTTTGGGATTGGCGCTTTAAAAATGGTTTAGCATCAAAAGAGCAGTGGTTTGAGTATCAAAATCCAGATGCAAGTCCTGAAGATATAAAAAAGTTTCAAGCATTGCAAGTCTCACAAGAACAAGAGCAAGCACCACAAAATAGATTATTAAACATACTACAGAATGACAATAGACCAAGTAATTGAAGAATATGAGTCATCCATAGATTATGCAATAGACCAATTTATAAATGACACAAAAGAATTAGAAGATGAAGGATTATCAGTAAGTGAGATATTACTTATTATTGCTGCGGTGGACTTTACGTCCTACTTTATTGAAGAGTTACGCTTCTCTACCGCACTCAACGCCAGCATGGTTGCTACAGAAGATATTTTGGCTTCTCTGCGCTTTTTTGGGAGTACCACAGAGCAACAACTTTTGGCGCTCCAAAACATTCAAAAATTCAACATTGAAGGTTTAACTAGACAAGTGACGAGTTCAATGCAAAGTTCTATGGCGCAAGGTATTGCCACAAAAATGGACAAGGATAATCTCGCTACCTTAATGCGTGCTAATATTAAAACGCAGATTCCTCGTGTAGAAAATGTGATTGGCACGCAGTTGTCCAATTTTCAAAGATCAGTGGTTCTACAGATGGCGGTTGATTTACCACAGAATACATTATGGGAATACATTGGCCCAGATGATGATAAGAATCGTGATGTCTGTCGTACTTTTTTAAGTATAGATCCACTCACTGAATCTGAAATTAGAGCAATTAAGCCAGACGCATTAGAAACGGCTGGTGGCATAAATTGCAGACATTACTGGTATCCACTTGATGTTTAAACTTAGTGAAATGTTAAAGTTTACTACTGAAGATACCAAGATGATGGCAGATAACGCTGTTATACATCATCGCTTACAGATTAAAAATGGTTTAGGTAGTGACAACAAACCATTTAAACCTTACAAACCTAATTATGCAAGGCGTAAACGTGCTGGCAAGTTTCCAAAGCAAATAAATCGATCTATTAATCCAGTAAATATGACATTAACTGGAGCGATGTTTAAAAAATTTGATACCATAAAGAGTGACTATAAAACCAAAGAAATCAAGTTTACTTACGGTCTAAAAAAGAACAAAGCTGGTACAAAGTTTTTTCATAATAATAAGACACGCACTATGGTAGATGATCAAGAATTAGGTAATAGAGTTGAGCAAGGTATTGTAGATGATTTTACTAGAGTAATAAACAAGAATTTAAAGCGTATGACAACGACCAAATACATAGCAAATATGTAAAGGAGTGGACAGATGTCCGAAGAAGCAACTACACCAGAAGCACAGCCGATAGCTGAAGGCACTAGATCGCCTGTTGAACCTAAAGTATCTACAGAGGTGGCCACTGATAGCCAGGAACAATCGATTGACAATGGGCAAGATGTCAATCAATTAGTGAGTGAATCTCGCAAGTATAGAAAACGCGCCCAAAGTTCAGAAGCTGAACTCGCTAAACTGCAAAAACAAATTGCTAATGATCGTGAAGCTCAAATGGAAAAGCAAAACGAATGGCAAGCGCTTGCAGAGGAACGTGCAGCAAGATTAGCCGAGCTTGAACCTATAGTGGAACAAGCACGTACTGACGAAGCTGCATTAAGAGAACAAATTCTGAACGATTTCAGTGAGGAAGATCGAGATACTTTTGGCGATCTGTCATTGCCAAAACTTCGCGCTCTTCATCAAAAATTAACTCAAAACAATCAACGATTAGCCGTAGCTAACAATCCAGCAGTTCCAGCGAATGAAGTGCCAGATGATTGGACTAAGTTAGACAGAAATACTCGATCCAAGAATTGGAGCAAGATTGTGGCTCGCTATCGAAAATAAAAGGAGGTCTTAAATGGCCTATACAGCGTTTAGTGGAGATGCCACTCAAGGTGCTGGAACAGGAGATTTATCTGGTGCTGGTCACGTAGATGTTTTCATTCCAGAACTATGGGCGGATGGTATTTACCGTTATTTTGAAAAGAACCTAGTATTCAAACCGTTTTTTGACGATTACTCGTCACTTTGTAAAGGTAAGGCTGATGTGATTCACATTCCTACCGTTCAAGAAGTGGCTGTGGCGACAAAAACAGAAAATACTGGTGTTGCTTACACAGTGAACACAGAAACAGCAATTGATTTGAACATTGATCAACACAAATATGCAGCAAAGCTATTTGAAGACATTGCAATGATTCAGAGCAATGAAATGCTTTTTGATAAGTATGCGCAGAGTATGGCATATGGTTTATCTAAAGCTGTGGACACTCACATTCTGGAAGAGCTTGACGCAATGGGTACAACTCAAGCATTAGCAGCAGACAATAGTATGTCAAATGCCGATGTAGAAACTGCACTTGGAACATTAATGAATAATGATATTCCAAAAGAAGAGTGTGCTTTCTTTGTAAATCCATTGATCTATGCTGATTTATTAAACTCTAAAGCATTTATTGCTTCTGGTTCTAGTGCTGGAATTGGTTTTGGCGCAGATAACCAAGCAATGAATCAAGGAGTTGTGGGAACACTTTTTGGAATTCCAGTTCATACTAGCTCAATTATGAGTAGTGCAACTGGAACTGGTACAGAAGTAGGATACTTAGTCCATAAAAGTGCAATCGCAGTTGCAGTTCAGCAAGATATCAGAGTTCAATCAGAATATAGTGTCGATTACCTCGGTACAAAAGTCGTAGCTGATTGCATCTTTGGTGCTAAAGCAACCACAGCAAGTCACGTGAAAGGAATTGAGTTCTTAAATCCTTAAATCCTGATCAACACAATCATGCACCAGGCTTTGGCGTTTTGTCATCGCCTGGTGTATAAGTAGGAGAACTATTATGATTATATTAAAAAAAGAAAATCATTACTGCCATTGTACAACTCGCGAAGAAGCGCAGAAACTTGTTAATGATGGCTATGAAGTTCAAAAGAATAAACTTGGCGGCCCAAAGATCGTAAAAGAAGTCAAGAAAACAGCACCAAAAAAGAAGATGTTTAGTAAGAAAAAATAACTTTTAAACATGGCTCGTTCACGGTGTGCCTTAAACCTTAGAGATGGAGAAAATTAATGGCAACAAGTAATTTACATAAATATACTTCGCAAGAAGCACTTAACATTATAACCGCGGCTGGTGGCTGTGACTATGTCACTAACGCTACCGTTAATTCACACACCTATTGCGCAATCCAAGCCTTATCTGTCGATTGTGTAGTCACTGCAACTTCAACTGATACCGATATTTGGGATACACTTACTGACGTTACAATATTAGCTGGTCAAACCATTTATGGATCTTGGTCTAGTGTAGCAGTGGCAAATGGCGATTTTGCATTAGTACATAGAAAATCTAGTTAGGAGAGAGTATGGCAAACTTACATAAACGATCAGTTCAAGAAGCATTAAACGTAACAGTTGGTGGGAATTGGAGTGCAAATAGCGCTGGTACTGCTGGATCAAGTGCTAATGTAAATAATTCAACTCATTTAGCTTTAGCCACTATGACTTCTACGCTTGGAGTTTACAGCGCAGTAGAAATTTATTTTAATTTTACAACTTCTGAAACCAATGTCAATGCATCTAATGATTTATTAATTCCAAAAAATACCATGATTTTTTTAACAGTGCCACGCGGACTTGGAAATACGGTGTACTTTAATTAT